TTTACTACCTAATACAGAAGAAAACGACGAAGCACTAACACTTGAAAGAGGAGAAATAGAGTTTGAAAGTGTTGATCAAATTGTAACTGATCAGATTACAAAGATTCAAAGTGAACAATACAGACCAAATACACTTTTAGATATCTATAGGAATTTATAATGTTTAAAATTAAGACTTTAACAGTTAAAAACTTTATGAGTGTTGGAAATACAACACAAGCAGTAGGTTTTGATAAAAACTTTCTAACACTAGTCCTTGGCGAAAACATGGACCTAGGTGGTGATGATGCAGGATCACGTAACGGTACAGGTAAAACTACAATTATTAATGCGTTAAGTTATGCATTATACGGTGAAGCACTTACTAAAATACGTAAAGAAAATTTAATTAACAAAACTAACGGTAAGGATATGTTAGTTACTGTTGAATTTGAAAAAGAAGGTCGTTCATATAGAATTGAACGTGGAAGAAAAAAGAATGTATTAAAATTTTATATTAATGACGTAGATTCAACTGCTGACGACATTGACGAATCGCAAGGCGATAGTCGTAAAACACAGCAAGATATAGAACGTCTTTTGAACATGAGTCACGGCATGTTCAAACACCTGGTGGCACTTAATACTTACACAGAGCCTTTCCTATCTCTCAGTAATAACGCCCAACGCGAAATTATTGAACAGTTATTAGGTATCACCATTCTATCTGAGAAGGCAGAACATCTCAAGGAGCAACAAAAAGGTATTCGTGACAGTATTACTGAAGAAGATGCTCGTATTAATGGTATCGAAAGTGCAAACAAGGCTGTGCAAGAATCTATTAATGCCCTTGAAATTAAAAGCAAGGCTTGGGACGCCTCTCAGGCAGAAGAAATTTCGCGATTAAGCAAAGCAATTATGCAACTCATTCAAGTTGATATTGATGCTGAGATAGAATCATTTAATAAGTTAAGTGATTGGGAAACAAAAAATACAGAACTTACAAATTTAACAAAAGAAAAAGCAAGTTTAGAAGCATCATTACAACGTGCTGATCGACAACACAAAAAATATGAACAAGAACTAAAAGATATTCAAAGTAAAAAGTGTTTTACATGTGGACAAGATCTACATGATGGTTCACATGAACAATTATTAAAAGAAAAAGAAAATGATGTTAGTGAAAGTCAAACATATATTGACGGAGTTACACTACAACTTAATGACTGCAATACAAAAATTGAAGATATAGGAGAAATAGATAGCAGGCCTAAAACATTTTACGAAACTGCCGAAGAAGCATTTAATCATAGAAATAATCTTGCTACCCTCGAAGACAGAAAAAAAGAAAAAGATGAAGATGTAAATCCTTACACAGAGCAGATGGAAGAACTTAGAAAGACAGCAATAAAAGATGTGTCTTGGGATCATATGAACGAACTACAGAATATAAAAGCACATATGGATTTCTTGTATAAACTGCTTACAAGCAAAGATTCCTTTATACGTAAACGTATTATTGATCAAAACTTGGCTGTGCTAAACAAACGTCTAGCATATTACTTAGAAAAAACAGGATTGCCACATCAAGTTAAGTTTTTAAATGATTTAACAGTAGAAATTACAGAACTAGGACGTGACTTAGACTTTGATAACCTTAGTAGAGGTGAACGAAATAGACTTATTTTATCTATGAGTTGGAGTTTCCGTGATGTGTGGGAAAGTTTATACCAAAGCATTAACCTATTGTTTATTGATGAGTTGATTGATAGCGGAATGGATACTGCTGGTGTTGAAAGTTCGATTGGTATTCTTAAAAAGATGGCACGTGAAAGAAACAAAAATATCTATCTAATATCGCACAAGGAAGAATTAAGTGCAAGAGTTAACAACATACTAAAAGTAATAAAAGAAAACGGTTTTACAAGTTATGAAAATGACACAGAGGTAGTCAATGGCTGATAAACCTACAACACACGAAGTGTTGATCCAAGCAATTATGGATTATTATAACACAAATGAACGTTGGGAGGCTAAAGGCTTTGACGAAAACGGAAGAAAACTGCGTTCTATTCTAAGTGATATTAGAAAATTATGCACACAAAGGCGTTATGAAATACAAGACAGGCGTAAAAACTTAAAGGCAAAGAAGAAGGCAATTCAGAATCAAGACACTCAAGATTAGGCACAGGTAAGTATCTGCATGGAGTGGACTTATCAAGGCAAAAAAGTACAAAATCTTCCAGAAGACTGTGAAGGATTTGTATACCTTATTACTAACACTACCAACAATCGCAAATATATAGGCAAAAAACTCGCAAAATTTAAAAAAACACGCCCACCACTCAAAGGCAAGAAAAATAAACGCAGAAGTAAAGTAGAATCAGATTGGAAGGACTATTGGGGTTCCTCGGATCATTTGAATGCGGATGTGCAACAACTAGGCGCGGAAAATTTCACAAGAGAAATACTTTATTATTGCAACAGCAGAGGCTTAATGAGTTACTTAGAGGCTAGAGAACAATTTGAACGCCGTGTGTTAGAGACGGATGAGTATTACAATGGAATTATTAATGTTAGAGTTGGCAGTTCAAAGATTCTCAAAGAAGCACTTCAAAATTTAAAGGCAATATAACAGTACACAAGGTTGGCGGGCCAGTTTATAATACCGCTGAGAAAAAGGTGATGTGATAATCACACTCGTACACGTTGATCGACCACCACTGTGAGGTAAGCCATCAAAAGAATTGGGCCACTGGTTAACGTAGATTGAATACTGTCAGTCGAAAACACTGTGTTTGAAAAAACTCCACGCAACGGAACGAGGCGGGAGGTAGCGTAAGAGGCCGCGAAGCGGCTTGCGGTAGCAAAGCGATTTGTAAAGCAGAATTTTACGTGATGTCGACGTAGGTAGGGGAAAGGTTAGAGCCCCACAAACAGGTGTATAAACAAACAACCTACTTCCAAGTCTTGGCTGTGACGAACTCACATGATGTTCAAGATTAGATGGAACCATTTAGTAGGTTCCGTCTGACTGAAACAATCTACATGATGCTAAATTGCTATCGCAATTATCTTTTCATATAAAGAAATAAATGTGTTTGAGCGAAAGCGATAACACAGATGAACGTAGTTCATCTACTAACACACTTTATAATAAGTTATTACCTGATTTTTTTGATAGTTCGATGTTTTGTTTGATTAGATCGTGACAAACTTTGCGTTGACTAGGACTAAGGTTATATGATTCGTCTACGGACACACCGCCACGCATATACCATGTAAGTTCGATTATATCTTTTTCGATTGCTTCGTATTCTTTTTCGTAACGTTTTAGTAAAGCGGTAATTTCGTCAGGAGATTGACATTGTCTTACTTCAAAGCGAAAAAACTTGATTGATTAAACACTAGAGGAAGTTCAAAACTTTCCGGTGCTCCCTGTTCTTGCATCGCGGCTGGCACCGCAACATTTGTTTTTGGTAATTCAAATAGTTTTCGACGTTCTGTTAGTGCTGATCTAACAATCTCAAAATCTTTTACAGGTAAACTATTTAAAAACTCTTTAATTGCAATATTATTGTACTCAATGTTTCCGTCTGGCAATTCAATTGCTTTGATTTGATTAGTAACTAGATCAATGTTTGTTTCACTGATAGCATCAAACACTTTAGACATTTCTTGTTTGCGTTCTTCTAGAGGTTTAGTATTATCACGCATCATAGCAATAAATTGATTTGTTTCAAAGTTTTGTTGTTCGTATAAGTTTTGGTCTTTGAATTTTAACGGAGCACTGTGCAATTTTAAATCATTAAACTTGATAATTGGATCCCATACTTTTCCTCTAAAACTGTCAAGAATGTTAACCAAATCAATTTCGACATCTAGTTCTTCATCTTCAACGTTTGGAACTTTAACTGTCATTTTCATTTTTTCGCCATATGTTGCAATACGAATAGCAACTAACACAGCATCTAAATCAATTAATGGAATTTCCCATGGGTCGTCAATCATTGGAATACAGTTTTTAACACAGGCATATATACTCTCACCATTCATAAGTGCGTCTGGTGTACGCATTATTAGTTCGTCTTTGGCAGTCATGCTAAGAACTGGAAGTTCGCCTGATCCTGACTTTTCAGTAGGATTTTGACTGTAAAACCTACCTTCACTAGGCAACTTAAGGTAAATCTTAGGCTGTCTACTGTAATTTTTTAAAAGTTCGGACACTGGTTTTTAATCTCCATAAATAAAGTTATACAATTATGTACCATTTTTATTTATATGCGTACTTTATTCGAGGAATAAAACTGAATGGCCGATAACGACGATCTGATACAATATTTACAAAACCTAGCCGGAGGCAAAGGTCCTGCCACAGAAGCCACCATGACAGGCATTGCAAAATCGCTGGGTGTTGCTGTATCTGATGGTAACACACTAGTAACTGCTAATAAAGGCGCTATGTCGTCCATGACTAGGGCTATCGGACAGTC